CATGGGCATTGACCTCACCGCGCACGACCTCGTCATGGGCCGGTCTGCGTGACGCTCACGCTGCCCTGGCCCCCATCCGTTAACTCTTACTGGCGGCACCCCACCCGCGGCCCGCTGGCCGGAAGAACCCTGATCAGCGTTGAAGGCAGGCAGTATCGCCAGGCGATAGCTTCGCTGGCAAAAGTTAACGCGCTGCCAATGTGGGCTGGTCGAGTGAAGATTCTGATCAAGGCCGCGCCGCCAGATCGGCGAAGGCGCGACCTGGACAACATTCTGAAGGCGCTGCTCGACGCCCTGGTGTACGCGGGCGTGCTCGCGGACGACGAGTTGATCGACGACCTTCGCGTACTTCGACAGCCTCCGATCCCCGGTGGCTGCGTTTTGATGACAATCGAGGAGATTGGCCGTGGATAATACGAACTCTGGAATGTTGGCGCGGAACGACCGCAAGGAGAAAGACAACCACCCGGACTACACCGGCCGGCTCAACGTGGCCGGCACCGACTACTGGCTCTCGGCCTGGGTGAAGGAAGGAAAGCCAGGCGGCAAGATGGAAGGGCGCAAGTTCTTCAGCCTCGCCGTCCGGCCGATCGAGGGCCAGGCCCAGTCGGCCCCGAAGCCGGCACCGGACTTCGACGACGACATTCCGTTCTGACGCTGGGGTGTTGCTATTGCAGCAGCACCTCTGTCATCATCGCAGCGTGCGCCTAGGGTAGCTCCCGAAAAGCCGGACTTCACTCCCCGTTCCCGGCCTGGCGCACATTCACTCTGAACGGGTTGGGAGTTGTATGGCACGTATCAGGACCATCAAGCCGGACTACTGGACCGACGAGGTCGTCGGCGAGTGCTCGACGAGTGCTCGGTTGCTATTCATTGCGACGTGGAACTTCGCCGATGACAACGGCAACCTCGAGCGCAGCGCAAAGCAGCTCAAGGCGAAGGCTTTCCCCTACGACAGCCTCGATGTCGAGAAGTTGATCGTCGAATTGCTGGACGCCGGCTTGCTGGTCGAATACCAGCACGACGACAAAATCTTCCTGCATATCAAGGGCTTCGACAAGCATCAGAAGATTGATCGCAAGTCGGCACCTCGCTGCCCTGTCTACGAGGACTCGTCGAGTATTCCACGAGGACTCGGCTCTGTAAGGGAAGGGAAGAGGAAGAGTAAGGGAAAGGAAGAAATCCCCCTACCCCCTTTCGACCCGAAAACCGTCCCCGGCCTGAACGCGGAAGCCTGGGAGACGTGGCGCAACTACCGCTCCGCGATCAACAAGCCCCTCAAGACCGTGAGCCTCGAGGCTGCCGCCAAGCAGCTCGCCGGCTTTGGTCACCAGCAGCAGGCCGTCGTGAACCAGTCCATCGCCAACCAATGGCAGGGCCTGTTCGCGCTCAAGCAGACCGGCAAACCGGCAAACCCCCTGCTGAATCCCAGCAACTACCGCGAGTACAACCTGGAGCCGAGAGAAGATGGAAGTTTCTAACAGCCCCGAGGTCGTCAAGACCTGCAACAAGCACGGTGCTTACCAGGCGCGTGTCATCCTGGTCGCTGGCAAGGAGATCCAGCTCAACCGATGCCCGACCTGCACCGAGGAGCTGGACCGGATCCTGGCCGAGAAGGCGCGGGAGGAGGCCGAGGCCCGGCGCAAGGCCTACGCTGCCGAGCTGTGGAACCGCTCCGGCATCCCGCCCAGGTATCGAACCGCGGCGGTGGTTCGTGGACACCTGGCCGGAGCGCCGCGAGCAAGGCACCTCGATGATCCTCTGCGGCCAGCCGGGTACCGGCAAGACACACCTGGCCTGCGCTGTCGCCAGGCACGCGATCGAGGCCGGCGTCACGGTGTCCTACACCACGATGGCCGATGTCACCCGCTCGATCCGTCGCACCTACGACGACGGCGTGAAGACCTCGGAGTCGGAGGCGATTGCGACCTTCGTCTCGCCAGGCCTGTTGATCATCGACGAGGTTGGTGCAGCGTCCGGCTCGGATCATGAAAAGCTGATGATGTTCGAGATCATCAACAAGCGGTACGAGCAGGTTAAACCTACGATCGTCGTGTCGAACCTGCTGGGCAACGACCTGAAGGCGTTCATCAGCGAACGCGTGCTTGATCGGTTGCGCCAGGGCGGCGGCAAGCTGATCCAGTTCGACTGGCAGTCCTACCGGAAATGATCGGCGCGATCGTCAACGTGAAGGGCCGCAAGGCGAGGAGCAAGATCGTGCGCGTGTTCGAGCGCATCGAGCATTGGACGCGCAACGACTGGGCGGGCTGGGTCGAGGTCGATCCTCCGCTCTCGGGATACAGCCGGTGGCCGGTCGAGGAGCTGGAGTTCGTGAAGGATTCGAGGAGGCCAAAGTGAGAAGCGGGTATCTGTTCCTGCGCCTGTGCTGGAAGTGCAAGGGCCGGAAGAGCACGGGAGGCGGGAAGATGTCGAAGCGCGGGTTCAAGTGTGCGGAATGCGTCCAGAAGGATCTTGCGTGAACCGTGCCGCCTGGTGCCTCGCCATCCCCTCCGTCGCCCTTGGCGCAGAGCCGTCGTGGGATCAGGTCAAGCGCCTGGAGCTGACGTACCAGGCGTTGAGCGCGGTCGACGCTGTGCAGACGCTGCATTGCCTGCACCAGGACAAGTGCGAAGAGTTCAACCCGCTGCTCGGCAACCATCCCTCTGCCGGCCGACTGGTGGCGACGAAGGTGGTCCTGGGTGCCTTGCACTACCACGCGATCGAGCGGATCTACGAGCGCAGCCCGCGATGGGCGCAGCGCCTCGAGTACGTGTCGATCGCCTTTCAGGGATCCGTCGTCGCGCTGAACCTGCGGTGGACGTTCTGATGGATGACTCGCAGGCACCGCCTGGCACGCCTGGATGGGAGCGGCACCGGCACGCGTGTGAGGTCGACCAGGTCGTGGCCTGGCGCAAGGAACGAGGGCGGGAGTTCATGGTCAGCTATCTCGAGCTGGTGGAGAAGCACCGTGGTCGAAAGGCACGCAAGAGGCTCGAGGATGACGTTCGTGCGGCCTGGACGTTGCGGATTTCGCAGCAGCAGTTACAATCGGGCAATGCCAACAGGTAGCAAGCAAGTTCGGTTCTCGGACGAGATCGCGCAGGAGTTCCTGGACGCCTACTCGCAAGGCGTCAGCGTGCGGGAAATCTGCTCGTGGGAAGGAATGCCAGATCGTGTCACGCTTTACCGCTGGAGGCGCGAGTATGAACACTTCGCCACCGCATACGCGCGTGCGCGGGAATCCAACGCCGAAACGATCGAGGACAATATGCTCGACATCGAGCGCCAGGTGATGGAGGGGATGCTCGAGCCGCAGGCTGCCAACGTCGTCCTGGCGTCGCAGCGCTGGCGTGCTCGCGTCCTGCACCCGGCGCAGTACGGCGAGAAGGTCGACCTGAAGCATTCGGGCAATGTCGGACTGTCCATCAACATCGACCTGGGGGACAAGAAATGACGACCTTCGAGGGCCTCGACGAGTGCATCATCGGCGGTGCTGACGTGTGGCACCCGGACGGCAACATCGTTCGGCGCATGGTCTACCTGGGCGACGCGATCATCGCGCACCTGGTGAAGGACGGCATGACGGAGGACGAGGCGTTCGACTACTGCGCGTTCAACATCGAAGGCGCGTGGATCGGCGACGACACGCCCATCATCTGCTGGACCGGCATGACCGAGCCTGACGAGGACGAGGAATGAACGACCTGATGACATTCTGGGCCGGCGTGTTTGCCGGCTATCTCCTGGGCTGGATACTGTTCGCAGACAAGGAATGACGGAGCGCAAGATCGACTACGCCCCACCTGGCCCCGTCGCGCTGGCATTCATGCGCGACGACTCGAGCTTCTACCGCGGCCTCATGGGGCCGTTCGGTTCGGGCAAGAGCACGGCCTGCATCATGGAGATCCTGCGCCGCGCCCAGGCGCAGAAGCCCGGCACCGACGGCAAGCGCCACAGCCGCTGGGCCGTGATACGTAACACGTACCCGGAGCTGCGGACGACGACGATCAAGTCCTGGCACCAATGGGTGCCGGCATCCCTCGGTCGCTGGGTCGACACCGGCCCGCCGACGCACCACATCACGGAAGGCGACCTCGACCTCGAGGTGCTGTTCCTGGCGCTCGATCGCCCGGACGACATCGCCAAGCTGCTCTCGATGGAGCTGACGGGTGCCTGGCTGAACGAGGCACGAGAGATCCCGAAAGCCGTCGTGGACGGCCTCACGGGCCGCGTGGGGCGCTTTCCGTCCGTCCTGATGGGTGGGTGCTCCTGGTCGGGGATCATCGCCGACACGAACCCTCCCGATACCGACCATTGGTGGTACAAGCTCGCCGAGGAGCAGAAGCCCGAGGGCTGGACGTTCTACCGGCAGCCCGGTGGCCTGGACCCTGGCGCGGAGAACGTTCCAAACCTGCCGGCCAATTATTACCAGCGCCAGGTCGCGGGCAAAGACGAGGACTGGGTCAACGTCTACGTCAACGCGAACTACGGTTTTGTGCGTGACGGCAAGCCCGTCTACCCCGAGTTCCGCGACGGCATCCACGTCAAGCCCTTTGACCTGGTGCAGGCCTGGCCGGTTTACGTGGGCATCGACTTCGGCCTGACGCCGGCCGCGGTGTTCGGGCAGCGCAGCCCGATGGGCCAATGGCGCTGGCACTCCGAGCTGGTCACCGAGGACATGGGCGCGAAGCGTTTTGCCGAGCTGCTGCGTGGCGCGATGCACGAGCGCTATCCCGGCATGGCATTCGCCGCCATCACGGGCGACCCTGCCGGCGAGGGACGGGCGCAGACGGACGAGACGACGCCGTTCCAGATCCTCCAGGCGGCAGGCGTGGAAGCCCGCCCTGCCCCGACGAACGACTTCACGAAGCGCCGCGAGTCCGTTGCCGCGTGCCTGGGCCGACTGATCGACGGGCAGCCTGGCCTGATTGTCCACCCCAACTGTCGCGTTTTGCGGAAGGGAATGGCAGGCGGGTACAATTACCGTCGGGTGCAAGTGTCTGGCGAGGAGCGATACCGCGACCAACCGGACAAGGGCCAATACTCACACGTCTGCGAGGCGGGGCAATATATGCT